GTAGAAACAGACGCGACAAACTATGGCAATTGCCCTGCATGCGGGCATATCTATGCCTTACAGTATGGACATACACTGTGCCCGCAGTGTGGTCATAGGTTTTATGCAGAACCAAGCATCTATGTTTAAACAACAAAGGCCCGGTGATCTACGCCGCGATGGCAAGGAACGCAAAGCGTCTGTAGATTTGCCGGGTCATTATTGTGATGGTTATGATCTAAGTGATGTACGTCTAGGTCACGACGGTCATCATATACGGATGCGTAGCCACAGATTTCGCATGCGTCCTTGATGTGGATACGATACGGAGAGTTGTAGAGGCGCATGTACGCCTTTTTGCGCTCATGGTTGGCGGGCTTGGACGACCAACGGTTATACACCTCCATAGCGTAACCAGGGTTAGCGGCACGGAAGTCTCGTTTCTCCTTGGCGCGTTTCTCACGATGCCTTGCGTAACTCTCTTTACCTTTCTGTCGCATATATTCTGCGTAATGGTCGTCGCACATGGTAAAGAACTTACCTGGACGATCCTTGCGTGGTTTACGAGGTTGATGGCAATATTTACAATGCTGATCCATAATCCAATTGTGTCACAAAGAAGGCGGTCACCAGGACCGCCTTCAATGCCGTGAGACAGGTTAGGAGTTTAGAGCGTCCACTGCACCGGGGTGCCGTTGCCAAGGCCAGAGATATCGAGCTTAGCTGGCGCTGCGGTACTATCAGCCTTCAGAACTCGTGCAATTCCTCGGGGGTTTAATACCAACATTCCAATCAATTCGTCCATGACCCATCCCTTGTAGAACTGCTCTACCAGGTGGTTCTCCTCAACGTCGAGCGAGTACATGACCGGCATGACGCCGATGAACTCAGGCTCAGCGGTCAGGAATACCTCACCCTGCGGGATGATGATGGAGCGCTGGATCTGGAACTCACCGAAAGAGGTGATCTTGCCACCAGCGAATACCTCGTCCTTGAACTTGAAACCAGTGACGTTAAGGTCCCAGGTGTAGAGGTCACGGATGTCTGCCGGATGGGCAAGAACACGACGAGCCTCTAGCTGGTTGATCTCAACCATGGTGACAGCCGAGTAGAAGTCGGCAGGCTCCAACGGGTTACCGGCACCAAGGAGCACGGTGTGCTCGTTTGGAGCTACAGCAGGACCAGCCGCGATACCAGTGGCGATACCACCAGTCGGCGCTAGACCTACAGTACCCGCAGCAATAGCCGAACCGAGGTTGACGATAGCCTGCTCAAGAAGCAAGATAAGACGAGCGTCTTCCTGCTTTTGAATAGCCTGACGGGTCTCGTCCTGAGCGTACTCTACGGCGTTGACACGCAGGTAGTACAGGTCTTCCTTACGAATTCGTGGGAACGAAGCGATACGGAATAGCTGTGGGAAAGCCTGCTTGCCTTCGAACGGAGTGATCTTGACTTCGGCGTCCGTGCTGTTGAGCACGTAAGCACGACCCATGTCGTCAAGAATGTCGTAAGGCATGAGCGGACCGCGCTCCAGGGTGTCTTCTACGAGTACGTTACGAACGATACCCTCGTAGCGAAGACGGATCTGGATAGGTCCAATCATACCCTGGCCGATGCGTCGAAGCGCGTTCTGCTTGTCGGCAAGGATGGCCTCTAGTCGAGCAGTCTTCTGCTTACGGGAGAGCTTCGGCGTATTCGCTAGCTTTTCCTCATAATCACCAGAAGCGACTGCCTGACGTGCTGTTAGTTCTAGCATTTGGTAGTCCTTGGATTAGATAGCGAGCTTGATGAGCAGACGCGCCGAAGACGGACGGTCCATCACAGTGGCTACAACTGCACCGGAGGTTGAAGCGGTCGAAGTCAAACGACCGTCTGAACCAACGTACAACTTGACGGGCTGACCAGCAGCAGCGGAAGCTACAGCGGCCGATACCGTGGTGTCATTCCAGGCCGGGGCAAGTAGCTCGTACACCGAATCAGGACCCATCCAGGCCTGAACCTGGTTAAGCTGACCGATGTTGTCGAACGTTCCACCGATCCATGTGCCGAGAAGACCGAAAGGTACCTCGTTAGCTGCACCCGAAGCGACAGTGACCTGCTCGCCCGTGGTCTTGATGAGAACGGTTCCCGGAACGATGGAACCATTGAAGGTGAACACGCCGCCAGGAATGTTGATAGCTCCTGCGGCAGTACGTAGTGACGGATCCAGTGAGCAGGCGTAAGGGAAACCCTGAGTCTGCGCGTATACAGGCCTTAGGAGGCGCTTCTGGGCCGTTAACAGAATATTTGAGGCATTACCTGGTCCCCAGATAGTTTGCATTTGTTAATGATCCTTGTGTGGTGTTGGTTAGTCAGCGCCTCAAGCGCAAACTCTCACTCATTACTAAAGACGGCATATATCCTTTTATATGCGTACTTAGTAGAAGAGCGCGGAATCGAGTACATCATCGGAGACCGTCTGACGTTCAGCGGTTTTCTCCGAAGCGATACGCTCAAACCCTTCTGGTGCTGCTGTGGACTTGCCGAACGCCTTGGGAAGGCTCCGTACGCTTGACTGTCGATGTGCTGCTAACTTTGCTAGTCCCGCAGTCTTGACACGAGCAAGGGCCTGAATCTGTGCGGTGACAGCTTCGTGGCTCTGTGCGTCAAGCTCTGCAATACGGTTCCACTTCTCATCGTTGGTGATAAGACCAAGCTCCTGCTCAGCCTCAGCCAAGCGAATTGCCGCGACAAAGTGTGCCTTGGCATTGGTATGAAGCTTGACGTCGGGAACCGGTACGCCTCCCCACTCCTGTCGATCACGAGTGACGGGATCCTGCTGCTTGGTGACACCGTTGCCGTTGGTGCCGCTCCAAGTGTCAGTACGACCAGAGTTGTTCTCCGGTGAGGTCTTGTGCTCTAGGACGTTCTCACGAGTACCGAAAGTCTCGGCTACCGGCTGTACGCCCTTGACGGCTGAGCCACCCTGAGCAACAGGCTTGTTACCCTGCTGCTCGTTCTGCTCTAGGGTACCGTCGTCATAAGCACGATGCTGATGTGACAGGGTAGCCTTCTCGCGGTTAGCGTTGCTACCCTGCTGCTCATGACCTTCTAGGCTCTCATTGGTTACCGGATCAGTGACGCCTGACTCCTGGCCGTCCTTGTCACCAAAGGTCTTGGTCGGGCCGGAATCGTCAGTGGTCTTGTTGGTGTTGAAGCCTGCATCGTCGCTACTCTGTGCTGCGGTCGGCAGTGACTCTGTGGAGTCAGCCGAAACGTCTTCTACACCTGTGCCACCGATACCTGTGACATCAACCTGCTTGTATTGTCCCGGACCGGTCTTGCCGGGTGGGTTGTTGGTACGCGATGCTTCCTCGTTGGATGCCTCGTCAACACCACCGATGTCGGTAACGTTTACTCGCTTGTAAGGCGACGTGTCACCGGGCGGTGTGGGACCATCTGCTTGTCTATGCATATTGTCTCCTGTATGATTTCTTTGTGCATTGGCAATTAGCTGCTGCGCAGTACGCATAGCCGGTGTCATTGCACGTGCCGCCGTGACCGGTCGTGTTTGATCGCTAGTCACAGTTTCAGTCGATGGCTCGTCTGAAGATGGGGTGCTGGCAGGTCGGATCGGAACCTCAACCTGGTTGATGCGAGCCGCTGTCTTAGGGTGAACAAAGGTTCTCCACATTTCACTAGTTACCTTGGCGGTGGCTGGGGGTTTTGTAGGACTATTAGTTGCCGGTGCTGGTCCAGGTGAACCATCGGGACCAGGCTGTGGCTGTGGGGTAGACTCGCCAGGCGTCGATTGAGCTTCGTCCTGCTGCTTCATCTCGTCGCGAATCTGCTGAGCTTTGTCGAGGTCAGGATTGTCAAACTCCTTGGGTGGCGTGACGTATCCACACACAGAGCAGGTCTCAGAATCCATCTCGTTACCGCAGATCGGGCATAGCTGCTCTGCACGGAGAGTGTCAACTTCATCCGGGGCACGTACCTGAAAGTCTTGTGGTAGTGGGTTCTCGGCTAGGTGAGTAGACGACCAACGTGGGTCGTTGTGCTGTTGACCAGGATCCATGCCATGTGGCATCTGCTGAAATTCGCCAGGAAACATCATGGATGGAGTGGCCGCACCATCGTTACCAATGTTGTCCATTGCATGATCACCTACACGATGTTGAGCCATGGTCAAATCTTGTTCAGGACTCATGCCCTGTTGTTCTAAGTATGCAGCGTACTGTTGTACCCATGCATCCTGACCGCCCCGAATAGGATCGGGTCCTGACTCAATGCCAGCGGGCGAGCCATCGTATAGCTCAGCTTCCTTGTGTACAGCAGAACGTACCTCGCGAGCCAAAGCGGTCTCGTCGGCTGGATCGAATACAGCCGAGATCTCAAAAAAGTGAATCCCGTAGCAGTTCTCGTAGCTCTTCTTCGACACACGCTGACCATCAGCGGTCTTGAAGTCGTGAGTACCACCCTTCATCACAATGTGCGAGCAGTACTCGTCTGGCGAGCTAGCCTTGTTGCCACAGTGTGAGCACTTGGAGTACTCGACGTCGCAACCCATCGAAAACCCGTCGAGGTCACCCGACACGATAGCGTCAGCCAAACGTGGGAAGGTTTTGGCGTCTACCTCAAGTAGTAGCTCAACCTCAGTGGGTGGCATATGCTCTTTGTCAACGTCGTGACCGCCCCAGTAGTCATCATCCTTGGCAGCAGTTTTGTGATCAAGAACGTTGAGCTTGGCGTCTACGATGACACCACGAGCCTTCTTGGGATCCGTGTTATTGTGATCTACGAAAATTGGCTTGCCAACGAAGGTGGCGAAGCCCTGCTTCTGATTACCGTTGGCAGCCTCAACAGTGAAACCACCAGCGGCCGAACGATGCTGTGCGAAGATCTCAGGCGAGCCCGCTAGTTCGATAGCGGGCCACCCGTCGTAGTTCTTGTTTACGCGGGACGAGATCGCTCGGATGCGAGCGTAAAGATAACCGTCTTCAGTACGGTAGTCTTCGAAGTCCGCCAGCTTGTTTAAACTCGCAGTTCTCTGCCTGGTAGCAGAGCCCTTGATATCAAGCACCTCGGAAACTTCATAGCTAGCAAACTTAGTGAAGGCCATATCATACTTTATGAGACAGTACTATCTGGATTCACTAGCTTACGTAGGATTTTCTCCTCATCATAGGATAATGATTTGATAGTAGAGATAGCAGCGCGTTCCTGTCGTTCAGGTAAACCGAATGACTCGATGAGGCCGCACATGCGGCCCCTAAATCGGTTACTGTATTCGACAATCGAACGTTCGACTTCATCCAGCGGTTCGGAAGTCATGTTGACCTCCTACTGCTGATGAACAGTAATCAAGCAATCAGCGATACGTTGACCCGACTCGTCACGAGCTTCCTGTACGTAAGCGTGATAGCCTACTTCGTTAGCGAGTGCTGTGACTTCCTTGGTAACCTCTGCAATAGAGCGATCACCAATCGGACGTGCTGCCTTAAAGCTTGCAACCTTGCCTGCCATATGTGCGAACGGATGATCCTCACGCACTGATGAGAACGCAGGAGTACCAATCGGCGGAACACCTGGAGGAGCCTCGCCTGGCTTCATCGGCTTAGGGAACTTATCACCATGACTGGAAGGTGGAGCGCCCGGAGGACCACCGGCACCAGGAGGACCACCTGGACCCGCAGGAGGACCAGCAGGACCACCCGGAGGTCCCATCGGATCATCGGCACCCGGTACAGGCGAACCACCTAGGTTCAACGGTACGCCTAGTGCGTCACCAATCTGAGATAGGGCGTCCATGACCTGATGCAACAGAGCATCGGTGCCACCCTTGCCACCCTTTTCCTTGTCACCCTTGGGCGGACCATCAGAGCCATCATCGGCTCCAGAATCAGAAGGAGGACCATCTGGAGCGCTGTCTTCAGGTGCTTCGTCACTTCCGTCATCAGCACCGCCAGCCTGTGGCGGACCTGACTCTTCCTCTTCCTCGCCACCAAATGGGGGAGCGGATACCTTGGTCTGTGCTTCAAAGGTGAGCACGCCCACCCAGTGACCGTTGACTGGCTCTACGTGCGCTGACGAAGCCTGACGACGACTGGCTAGCTGCTTGAGTCCTCGCTCTGCTGTTTCTCGACTGACCTCAGCGACAGCAGGGCCAGGAATAATATCCACATTTAGTGACATGATCGTTTATTACCTCGTAGGGCGTACAGGCAAATTAGCCTTGTTCTGGGTTACCGTTGCTGGGCGGTGCCTGATGACCCTGACGCGGGTCATATCCACCAGGAAGCACAACGATGTTCGGTGACACGTCACCAGTCATTCCG